TTCGTGAAGCTGCGAGAGTTGTGTTGGAGAGAGAATCGCGGGAGAGTAGTATACGCCATTGGGTGAAGAATGGGTTGTTGGATAAGGAAATTAAATTCGTGTCTGGGTCTGTCGTAAAGTTTACAGATGCCCCACAAGAGCCATTAGTATATAAGCCCTTTAACCGATTCAAAGATGTGTATAAGATTGAGACAGTAACTACAGTACGTCCTAATGTGACACACCTAATGATTCCAGACACACAGTGCAAGGCGGGTATTAGTTTAGGTTATTTAGAATGGCTTGGTGCGTATATTGTAGATAAACAACCAGAAGTTATTGTTCATATCGGAGACCACGCTGACATGGAATCCCTAAGTAGCTATGACAAAGGCAAGAAATCAGCAGAGGGTAAACGAGTACAAAAGGATATTGAAGCCTCTATTGCTGGTATGAATGCACTACTTAAACCATTGTATGACTTACAACAATCTCAGTTAGCTGAGCATGGGGAGGTGTTGTATAAACCTAAGTTGTTGATTACATTAGGAAATCATGAGCAAAGATTGATGCGACATGTTGATGCTAACCCAGAGTTAGCAGACTTCTTGAGTTATGATAACCTCCGATACAAGGATTTTGGATGGGAAGTATATGATTTCCTACACCCAGCAATTGTTAATGGTGTTGCCTATGTACACTACATGGCAAACCCAATGACAGGTAAACCTTATGGGGGAACGGCATTAAATATATTGAAGAATGTTGGAGAGAGCTTCTGCATGGGTCACAAACAATGCTTAGATGTGGCTACACGCTTCTTGCCAAGCTCAGGTAAACAACAATGGGCTATTATTGCTGGTGCCTACTATGAACATGATGAAGATTACAAAGGAATTCAAGGAAATAAACATTTTCGAGGGGTCTGTTTACAGCATAATGTTAAAGATGGCAGCTTCAATCCTATGTTTATTGACTTAGCTTATTTGAAAGGTAGGTACAATAAATAATGGTATATGGAGTAGGTATTAATGACGCTGGGTATCCTACACAAGAGAAGGGTAAAGGTTATATATGTCCTACCTTTCTTAAGTGGAGAAATATGCTCCAAAGATGTTACTCTAATCTTGCATATGAAGATGCTTCAGTTATAGATGATTGGAAAACTTTCTCTGTGTTTAAAGAATGGATAGAGGGACGATATACTCGTGAGCAAATAAAAGAGTACCACCTAGATAAAGACTTGTTTTCTGTAGGTGGAGTTAGGCTCTACTCACCAGATACGTGTTGTCTGTTGCATCCAAAAGTAAATACCTTCTTGAACAGTTCTGACGGAGGCAACAGAGGAGTAACCAAACATAAAGGTAGAAATAACTTCCTAATACAATGTAAAAACCCTTTCACAAGGAAGACGGTGTACCTAGGTGTATGTGACAATCAAGAAGATGGGTATCCAGTCTGGAGGGAGTATAAACAATCATTGGCTAATGAGTTATCTAATAGTGAATATGTAACTGAGGTTTGTGTAGCAGATAGATTAAGAGAGTATTTTATATATTAATAAAACAAATAGACAAGGATGTCTATTTCTCTCTTGACACAACCAAAACAATCCCATATAATACACCCATACCAACACGACAGTGTTGACACATAAAGGAGAATTGATATGATTGATAAATTAGAAGCTGGTAAGACATATAGATTGATTGATAAGGAAGGTTATTTATCTGAAACAGATCGAGATTATATATTTGAGAAGCATTTTAAAAATTACTGTGTTAAAATTGATAGTGTTACCATACATGGGCAAGGAGATATTGATGGGGAGGAGGCATACTTTATTATAACTGAGTCAGAGTATGAGTACTTTGAGTTAGTGGATAACCCTCCACAATTTACACTAACCCGCTGCCAAGAGCTTGCAGCGGAGTACAACGACTCACGATTCACAGTTGAATATAAGCAACAGGTATTAGAGTCATTAATTCAACTGTTGACTACGGGAGAAACTAAATAGAATGTCAGTGTTAAAAAACCAAAAGGAAGGCTTCCTAGAAGTATACCAAAAGTTCCAACAAGAAGTATTATTATTCAACACTCTTGCTGGGAATGATGTTAACGATAAGTCACTCATCCCACTATATGAAGCTCTAGTCATTGAAGAAGCAGAAGAGTTGTTCGCAGCTAAGACAATCTATGACATTATTGACCATATGATAGACACTTTAGTAACAGGAGAGTACCTTGCACACCTATACGGATATGAAGATGGTATCTTATCTGGTAATGGTTTAAAAGGAGAAGCTAATTGTCATGATATTGTGGAAGACGTTAGTCATCTAATCTACTTACTAAAGCAACCAGAACGTGCTGTAAGCCTTGTATTAGATAAACTACAACATTGTGCCATGAACTTTGCTGATGCTTACTTCCCACACGAGAAGCTTATGAATGAGATTATGGAATCTAACTTATCTAAATTCATTCCATCACATGCAATCTCTGTAGAAGAAGCTGAAGCTATTTGCAAAAGTATTGAAGAAGAAACAATTTATAAAGGTGTTGACTTCAAGATGGTTAATGGGTACTATGTGTTCGTGGATATGAACGGGAAGGTTATGAAGCGTCACAATTGGTTCAAAGATGTGGATTTGACTAAACATTATTAAGAGGGGAATTGAGATGATTGATAAATTAGAGGCTGGAAAGACATACCGATTGATTGACAAGGATGGGTATATAGACCGTTGTAACCCTAATATGGTAATGTACAAACGATACTTTATCGATAATTGTATTACTATTGACAATGTTAATATTCAAGGAGAAGGTTCAATTTTAGAGTATAAAGATTATGCACTTATTAATATACCAGAGTATAAATTCTTTGAGTTGGTAGAGGGCAAGACCCATTTACACTTACAACAAATCAACTCTCCATTCGGAGAGCTTGACAAACAAACTAAGAAAGATTTATTATGTGCTTGGGTTGATGGTGCTGAGATTGAATATAGGAATTTTATTGGGACATGGGTTAAAGTTACGTGTGTAGGTGATATAGAATTTTATCAAAATACCATATACCGAGTCAAACCAACTATCTCAGCTAAAGACGCTGCTAAAGCTAAATTAATATCAGAAGCACAGCAGCAATTACGTGATGCACAAGAAGCATTAGATAAAGCACAACAATTATAATAAATTAAAGAGGAGATATTAATGACAAATATTAAAGGGAATGCCATTGCAAACTTACCAAAGAAAGCTAAGAAACGTAACCCAGATGCAGAATTTGACCATACACTACATATCGCCGAGCTAACCAGTACCCTATTCTGTAAGATGGGGCATTGCTTAGATACAAATGATAAAGTGGTTCAATCGTTGTTACACTTATCTGGAATGGATGTTAGTGAACCATACGAGATTAAAGTTGTTACAGATGGTAGCGGTTATCGTACAAAGAATAATGAAGTGGTATATGGTGGTGTGTTGTACACTGGTTATAAGCGTTTTGATTATGATGAACAGATGTGTGAGAGTTTATTGAACACACAGGCTGGTGTTGCACAGTTGGCTAGTATTTTGAGTTTGGAGGTATAATGTCAGAACAAGAGTTTCCATCATCTAAAGTAGTATGCCATAGTAGAGCACCAAATGGTGAAGAATTAATTACATTAGAGATTGAGCTACATCGTTTCATCTTACCTGAGTTTAACACTCACCGTAGTTTGTCACGTAACTTTCAAAGTAGTCGTGCTGTACCTACAGATAAGATGATTGACCAAGTTAGGTTTACCCCTGCTATGCCAGTTCATTGGGGTTTGAATCAACGTGGTATGGTTGCTGATAAAGAGCTTGCAGGGAAAGAGTTACATAATGCACAATGGGGTTGGTTATCAAGTGCTAAAGAAGCTGCTGACTGTGCTGAATACATGTTATCCCAAGGTTGTCACAAACAAATAGTGAATCGTTTATTAGAGCCTTTCATGAAGACTAAAGGTGTTGTCACAGCCACTAGGGAAGCTTTTGAGGCTATGTTCTTACTAAGGTGTCACAAAGATGCCCAACCAGAATTTAAACTCCTTACAGAGCGTATGAGAGCTTCTATTGAATCAAGTACACCACAGGGATTGGTGTACGGGGAGTACCACCTCCCTTATGTTGATAAGAACCATTGTTATAGTAAAGAATCAGCTATTCAAGTGTCTGCATCTTGTTGTGCTCAAGTGAGTTACCGTGTATTGGATGATAGTTTAGAGAAAGCGTTAAAGATTTATGATATGCTTAATCTACCTGAGAATGGTGTGTATAAAGAAGACCCACCACATTTTAGTCCAACTGAGCATATTGCTAAGGTGTCTGAGATACCCGTAACAAAGGAGTCTGGTAATTTCCATAGTGAATTGTTCTGGCAATACCGTAAAGCACTAGAGTCAGGTACAGAAAATGAGTTTATAAATAATTAGACAATAACATCAAATAGTGTTATAATGAAAGCTCCACTCACACAAAGTGGGTAGGAGCTTTTTTGTTATTTGGAATTGAGGAGAATGAGATTGAATAAAGTAGTGGTATATGGCAAACCAGATTGTAAGTATTGTGATAAAGCTAAAGCAACACTAACTAAGAATAAAGTAGAGTTTGAATATAAAGATATTTCAATAGATGAAGATGCCCGTTTATTTATTAAAGAGAAAGAACATAAGACAGTCCCTCAGATTTATGTTAATGGTAGTTATCATGGAGAGAGTGAGAGTGCTGAGTCTATTGTTAACCCACGATTCTCTACAGTACAGGAACACTTGGGTATTATCATTGACTATAGTCGAGACAAGTTAATCCCAGAGCAAGGGTTATCCTTACTAACGGGTAAAGGGTTTTATAAGAAGGACGGAGAAAACTCACCACAAGAGGGCTTTGCTCGTGCAGCAACATGTTTTAGCTTTGGTGATTATGAGCTAGCTCAACGTATTTATGACTATGCATCTAAGGGGTGGTTCACCTTTGCAAGTCCAGTGTTAAGTAATGCCGAGTTTGTAGATTGGCCTAGTTTCACTAAGGAAGGCTTTGAAGAAGCAGGCGAGTGGTTACAAGATAATGTTGTGCCAGATGGTATGCCAATCTCATGTTTTTTGTCACTAATACCAGACACACGTAAAGGGCTAGTTTCAACACGAGAAGAAGCAGCTTGGTTATCTATGATGGGGGGTGGTGTTGGCTTATATGCTGGTAATCGTTCCCCAGATGAGAAATCAACAGGTGTTATGGCTCACCTACGTGGGTATGATGCTGATACATTAAGCTACAAACAGAAAGAATCACGCAGGGGTAGTATGGCAGCATACTTAGATATTAATCACCCAGAGATTCTATCGTTTATGCAGATGCGTACACCTATTGGTGGTGACCAGAACAAGAAGTGCTTTAACCTCAATAACGCTGTTAACCTAACAGACGCTTTTATGGAAGCAGTTATTGCTGGGGATAAGTATGAGTTAGTCGACCCTAAACATGGAGCAACAGGGCGCTTCTTAGAAGCAAGAGAAGTTTGGGAAGAGTTAATGAACTTACGTTTTGAGACAGGAGAACCTTATATTATGTTTAAGGACACTGTTAATCGTAACATCCCTAAATGGATTACTCACCCATTATATACTGTGAGCCAATCGAATCTGTGTTAATTTATGGCACAGAATAAACCCTTTGAAAACGGTGGACACCTCAATAAGAGACAATACCGTGGGAAGCCTTTTATAAGGAACCCGTAACGACTATCGAAAAGGTGGTACTATCTTAGTACCATAACTTAGTAGAGTACACCTAAGCGGGTGGAAGCGGAGGGATAAACCAGTAAGGTTTATATGATATAGTCTGAGCTATATGGTGACATATAGAAGTTCATAAGAGAACTGGCAAGGGTATAGCGAACCTTGTTGAACACTACTGAGTGAAATTACATTACGTACAACAGAGAAGCGCACAGCCGTTTGTTGCCTATCCTCTCTTAACTTAGAGAAGTATGAAGATTGGAAAGATACATCAATTGTAGAGGATTTGGTTAGGTTACTTGACAATGTGCTAGAATACTTTATATTATTAGCTCCACCAGAGCTGAAACGTGCGGTACACAGTGCAAGTAAAGAACGTGCTATTGGGTTAGGTACTTTAGGTTGGCACTCCCTATTACAAAGTAAAGGTATTGCATTTGAGGATAAAGAAGCAGAGGTATTAACAAGTAAACTCTTCAAATTAATTAAAGGACGTGCTGTTGTCTCAAGTCAGATTTTAGCTAGTGAACGAGGGGAAAGTGATGATTGTTATAAAAGTGGTATGCGTAACAGCCATCTATTAGCTTTAGCACCTAATGCATCTTCAAGCTCTATGGTAGGTACAAGTCCTTCTTGTGAACCTTGGTCTGCAAATGCCTTTAATGCCCAAGGCAGGGCAGGTAGTTTCTTAATTAAGAATAAATATTTAGAGGCTTTACTTGAGAGTATAGGGTATAACACAAAAGAGGTGTGGAAAGATATTATTGTCAAGGGTGGGAGTGTGCAGCATTTAGACTTCTTAAATGATAAACAGAAGTCGGTGTTTAAGACTGCTACTGAAATTAACCCTATGTGCTTAGTAGAGTTAGCAGCTATTAGACAAGAGGATGTGTGTCAGAGCCAGAGCTTGAATATCTTTGTACCTAACAATATCACACTACAAGAGATGTCAGATATACATATTAAAGGTTGGAAGCGTGGGGTTAAAACATTCTATTATTGTCGTAGTCAACCAGCAACAAGAGCTAACTTAGGGACTGGTGGGGATAAGCCACTCAATAGTGTTCCCGTTAAAACTGTTGTTGAATTTGAAGAATGTTTAAGTTGTCAGGCATAATTAAGAGGAGAAAGAATTGAGTATTTTTAAAGAGAATATAGCTTACCGTCCGTTCACATATTCATGGGCGGTTGAAGCTGAGAAGCGTCACCGTATTGATATGCACTGGCACGAGGGACAAGTAGACTTACAAGATGACTTACGTCAATTCACAAATGACAAAGGTCTAGCTACTAAGAACGTCCCTCATGCACAGAATAAAAACATGGTGGAGAAGCTTATTATGCTTTTCACTGAGATGGATGTTCAAGTGGGTAATGGGTATGCTAAGATGCTCCCTTATGTAAAGAACAATGAGATTAAAACTCTGTGGTTTACATTTGCTGCTAGGGAAGTCACACATCAACGCGGATATGCACTCTCTGCTGAAACCTTTGGGTTTAGTAACTCAGATTGGAGTGCATTTAAACAGTACAAAGAGATGCAGGATAAGATTGATATCCTCACTCAAGATGTGGGAGATTTAAGTAACAAACTTAACTTTGCAAAACATCTTAGTGTGGTGTTGCTTGGAGAAGGTATTGCATTATTTGGTGCCTTTGCTTGCCTCCTTAACCTCCGTAGATTTGGTTTGATGCAGAACTTTAATACAATTAATGAGTGGAGTTTAAAGGATGAACAGGAGCATGTAGTTAATAACCTGAGAGTATTACAAGAGGTGCGTAAGGATTTATCCGAAGTTGAGAACATTGAACTGAGTAAGTTTATTATTAGTGCTGTAGACACTTATACTAAAGCTGAGAAGGCATTCTTTGGTTTAGTGTTTGAGATGGGAGACCAAGAGGATATGACCTTAGACGAGGGTAAGGCATTTATTGATTACTTAGGTAGATTACGACTATATCAGAATGGGCTACTAGATGCAGAGAGTGTAGGGTCTAACCCGTTAGAGTGGATTGATTATATTCTTACTGGTAATACACACACTAACTTCTTTGAATCTCGTGTGGTAGACTACTCGCACAATGGACTATCTGGTAAGGTTGACTATAATAAACACATGTAAGTAAAACCACTAAGCCCCTTCCCTACGGTTGGGGCTTTTTCATATCCATAATTTACCAATTAATTAAAATAACCATTGACATTCACCTTATCATCCTATATTATTAATTCATCAACACTAAATAAGGAACAATAACATGGCACATCAAGATATGGCAATTGCTCAATTTTATGTACAAAAGATTATGAGTGCTAAATCACGAGGAGTGGTTTTCGATTTATCATTCACATCATTTAAGAATATGGCTAAAGCTAATAAGTGTTATTTCACTGGACTTCCTTTGGAACATAACACATTCACTATTGACCGTATTGATAATAAGAAAGG